CCTACAGCCAGGCGCATTTCGACGAGGTCTGCGGCCGGTTCGGCGATCCGGCGGTGGTGGATCGTTATGAGACGATCTTCATCGACAGCATCACCGTGGCGGGGCGTCTCTGCTTTCAGTGGTGCCGAGGCCAGCCCGAGGCTTTCTCGGATAAGACCGGCAAACCGGACATCCGAGGTGCTTACGGGCTCCATGGCCGCGAGATGATCGGGTGGTTGACCCACCTGCAGCACGCACGCGGCAAGCATGTCTGGTTCGTGGGCATCCTCGACGAGAAGCTGGACGACTTCAATCGCAAGGTTTTCCAGCCGCAGATCGATGGCAGCAAGACCGGCTTGGAGCTGCCGGGGATCGTCGATCAGGTCATCACCATGGCCGACATTGCCGATGCCAGTGGCCAACCCCAGCGGACCTTCGTCTGCCAGACGCTGAATCCTTGGGGTTACCCCGCCAAGGATCGTTCGGGGCGTCTGGCCATGATCGAGGAACCGCACCTCGGACGGCTGATGGCCAAGATCCAGGCCCCGATCCGCCCCGCATCGGAACGCCTGAGCTATCCGACCGTCGCCTCGGCCGACCGTGCCGGATCGTCGGCAGAAATCACCCCTTCCACCAACTCGAACTGAAAGGAACCGTGCCATGTCCGGTATCTGGAACGACTTCAACTCTGCCCAATCGAACTCCAACGTCATCCCGAAGGGCACGCTTGCCAAAGTGCGCATGACAATCCGCCCCGGCGGTTTCGATGATCCGTCACAGGGCTGGACCGGCGGTTTTGCCAAGCGCGCCGCAACCGGCGCGGTCTATCTCGACGCCGAGTACACGGTGGTCGACGGGCCGTATGCGCGCCGCAAGATCTGGTCGCTGATTGGCCTCTACAGCCCGAAGGGCCCGGATTGGGCCAACATGGGCCGTAGCCTGATCCGCGGCATCCTGAACTCGGCGCGCAGTATTTCCGACAAGGACAACTCGGCCGAAGCGCAAGCCCGGCGCCGCATCAACGGCTTCGGTGATCTGGACGGGCTGGAGTTCGTGGCCCGGGTCGACATCGGTCAGGACACCAATGGTGATGACAAGAACGAAGTGCGGGGCGCTGTCACCCCCGATCACCGCGATTATGCCGCCCTGATGGGAACGGCTGCGTTGCCGATCGGCACCACGGCCCCGCAGGGCTACGCCCCGCAGCAGACGGCCGCCGCCACCCGTCCCAGCCAGCCCGCCTCCGCCCCCGGCAATGCCGGTCGGCCGAGCTGGGCCCAGTAAGGGGGGGATCGGCCATGCGTCTGCGCCCCCGCCAGAAAACCTTCGTCGAGCGCAGTGTGGCTGCGCTCGCCTCCCGCGGCAACACGCTGAGCGTGGCACCCACCGGCGCGGGCAAGACCATCATGCTGTCGGCGGTCACCGGGGAGATGATCGGCGATGGGGCCAAAGCCTGCGTGCTGGCGCATCGCGACGAGTTGACCGCCCAGAACCGCGCCAAGTTCCAACGGGTGGTGCCCGGGATTTCCACCTCGGTCATCGACGCCACAGAGAAATCCTGGGGTGGTCAGGTCGCCTTCGCCATGGTGCCGACGCTGGCACGGACTTCGAACCTCGCCGACATGCCGCGCCTTGACCTGCTAGTCATCGATGAAGCGCATCACGCCGTTGCCGACAGCTACCGCCGCATTATCGACCGGGTCCGCGACGCCAATCCCGATGCCCGCATCTTCGGGGTCACCGCGACGCCGAACCGGGGCGACAAGAAAGGGCTGCGCGAGGTTTTCGACAACGTGGCCGACCAGGTGCGTCTGGGTGAGCTGATCGCCTCGGGCCACCTTGTGCCGCCACGCACCTTTGTCATTGACGTGGGCGTGCAGGACGAGCTGCGGTCCGTCCGCAAGACCCTGTCGGATTTCGACATGGCCGAAGTGGCGGGCATCATGGATCGTGCCCCCGTCACCGATGAGGTGATCCGCCATTGGAAGGAAAAGGCGCAAGAGGCGGGGAGCAGCCCAGCCGCGACAGGAAATGGAAGAAACTACCGCCAGACCGTCATCTTCTGTTCCACCGTGGCCCACGCCGAACACGTCACCGATGCCTTCCGCGCGGCGGGGATCACGGCGGCGCTGATCCACGGCGATCTGGCGTCCGACACCCGCAAAGCCATCCTTGCCGATTACGCGGCGGGCAACATCCGCATCATCGTGAACGTGGCGGTGCTGACCGAGGGCTGGGATCACCCGCCCACCTCCTGCGTCGTGCTGCTGCGCCCCAGTTCCTACAAATCCACCATGATCCAGATGGTCGGGCGCGGCCTGCGCATCGTCGATCCGGAGGAACACCCCGGCATCGTGAAGACCGATTGCGTGGTGCTGGATTTCGGAACGTCGAGCCTGATCCACGGCACCTTGGAACAGGATGTCGATCTGGACGGCAAGAGCGAGGCTGGTGAGGCCCCGACCAAATCCTGCCCCGGCTGCGGCGCTGAAATCCCGCTGGCCGCAACCGAATGCCCGCTCTGTGGCGAGGTGTTCCCGCGGGAAGATGAAGACAGCGGTGAAGGCGGTGGCCCCGCCCCGCTGTCGGGTTTCATCATGACAGAGATCGACCTGCTGAAGCGGTCCAGCTTCGCGTGGGTCGACCTTTACGGCACCGACGACGCGATGATGGCAACCGGCTTCACGGCCTGGGGCGGCATCTTCTGGCTGGATGGGGTCTGGTACGCAGTGGGCGGTGGCAAGAATGAGCGCCCGCATCTGCTGGGTGTTGGTGAACGCACCGTTTGTCTGGCGCAGGCCGACGACTGGCTGAACACCCACGAGACCGATGAAAGCGCCTTCAAGACCCGTTCCTGGCTGCGCCAGCCGCCGACCGAAAAGCAACTGCAATATCTGCCGCCCGAGTGCCGCCATGACTTCGGCCTGACGCGCTACCGCGCCTCGGCGCTGATGACCTTCGGTTTCAACAAGCGCGCCATCCGCCAGTTGATTGACAGCGCGGCCAGCCCCGAACGGAGGGCGGCATGACCCATGACCTCAATCACCACCATCACGGCCGAGGACCGGCGGCGGCTTTGGCATCCGCGTGGAACGCTCTGTGCTGTCTGCCGGCAACCCAGCCGCGGCTTTGGCTGGTTCGATCCGGTGCGCCCGGTGGCTTCGCCGCCACGATCTTCGAAACGTGCGCCTACGCGCACGGGGCGGCCCCGCCCATCGGTCTGGTTCTGCTCGATGTCCTGCCAAGGCTTCTGGACGCGTTTGGCGCGGGGGCATTCGGCCATGGTTGATCTGACCGAGGAAGAACGCGCCGCCATCGCCGCCACCATGAAACGCGTCGCGCTGCTGATGGACGAGATCGGCTGGGCCACCCCGCTGGCCGGTCTGACCGAGGCACAGGTCCGCGCCCTCATCGAGGAATCCGTCGAGGGCTTCCGTGAGGCCATGTCCGACATCGCCAAAGCCAATGCGCCGGAGGTGCCGTTTTGATGCTGGATTTCAACCACCGCGCGAGCTTCTCCGACCATGTCAATGCCGCCGTCGATCAGGCCCTGACCGCAGATCAGGCAGCACGCACGCCCCGCGACTATCTGGGCGGGTCGCGCCTTGGCCACGCCTGCGAGCGTGCGCTGCAGTTCGAATTCACGACCGCCCCGAAGGATGAAGGCCAGGACTTCAGCGGACAGTCCCTGCGCATCTTTGCCATCGGCCATGCGCTGGAGGATCTGGCTGTCGCCTGGCTGCGCGGCGCGGGGTTTGGCCTCTACACCCGGAAGGGCAACCGGCCAGAAGGCGGACAGTTCGGCTTTTCCGTCGCGGGCGGGCGCATTCGCGGCCATGTCGATGGCATCATCGCTGCCGGGCCTGAGGGCCTCGGTCTCGCCGTTCCCGCCCTCTGGGAATGCAAGACGATGAACGCCAAGAACTGGCGGGCCTGCGTCAAGGATGGCGTGACGAAATCGAAGCCGGTCTATGCCGCGCAGATCGCCGTCTACCAGGCCTATATGGAAGCCAGCGTGCCCGGCATCAGCGCCGCACCCGCCGTGTTCACCGCGATCAACAAAGACACGGCCGAAATGCAACACGAGCAGGTGCCCTTCGATGCCGATCTTGCGCAGCGCATGTCGGATCGCGGGGTGCGGATCTTGCAGGCGACCGACGCGGGCGAATTGCTGCCGCGCATCGCCACCACGGCCGATTTTTTCGAATGCCGCTTCTGCCCATGGGCCGCGCGCTGCTGGAGGCTGCCCGCATGAACGAGGACAGCATCCGGCATTTCAACCCCTGGATGGACTTCAATGACGGGCCACCGGCGGAGATCCTTTCTGACTGCGATCCTGACCCTGATCAGATTTTCACCTTTCTCGACACCGTGTTCAGTTGGTGCGAGGGGCTGATCCCGCTGCGCGGCTTCGTCGACAAGGGTCAGGGCCGCGACGGCAAACCGCATAACATCTGGATCGCAGCAGACACGACGGCCCGAGAAAAACTGGCGACATTCGCGGCATGGGCCAATCGTGAAGGCGCTGCGGTCTATGTCATTCCCGGCACGGTGGCCGAACAGGGCCAGGCCCGCGCTGCAGATGTGCTGCAGATGCAGGCATTGGTCGTCGATCTCGACGCAGGCGACATTCCGGCCAAGCTGGATCACATCGTCAGCCACCTCGGCCCGCCCACCCTAATCGTGGAAAGCGGCGGCCGCACGCCAGAGGGTGCTGCCAAGCTGCATGTCTGGTGGAAACTGACCGAACCCGCCGAGGGCGAGGATCTGGCAACGCTATGCCGACTGCGGGGCGATATCGCCATCAAAGTCGGCGGCGACACCCATTTCCGCTCGGCGCACCAGCCGATCCGTGTCGCGGGAACTGTCTACCATAAGCACGGCCATCAGCGGCTGGTGCAAATCCGCGACCACAACCCGATTGAAGTCGACCTGTCTGATTTCGCGGAACGGGTGGCTGACATGCCACCGCTGCCGGGTGTGGGCATGGCCAGCACGCCGCTATCCGTCGCAAAGCCCGGCGTCGATGCAGTCCTAACCACCCCGGTGCGCGAGGGCGCAGTGGATGACTGGTCGCGGTTTCAGGGGGCGAGCGCCGCCATCGGCCACTTCATCCGTCTGGTACACGATGGCCGCATTGACCCTGCCGAAGGCTGGGAAGCGATCTGCGGTTACAACGCTGCCATGCTTCGTCCCGAGTGGCCACTTGATCGGCTGCAGGCTGAGGCTGAGCGGCTGTGGGCACTGCATGTGAAGCGCAACGGCCCGCCGCTCATTCGTGCGGCCCGCCCCAACGCCCCCGCCAGTCCGCTGCCGACCTTCAGCCTTGGCGCGCTGCTGGATGACCGCAGCCAGATGCCCGATGACATCATCGCGCCACGTATCCTGACGCCAGGCGGCCTGCTGGTGCTGGGCGGCGCGCCGAAGGTCGGCAAGAGCGACTTCCTCATCTCCTGGCTCGTCCATATGGCTGCGGGGGTGCCGTTCCTCGGCTTCACGCCGCCCCGGCCGCTGCGCGTGTTCTACCTGCAGGCGGAAATTCAGTATCACTACCTGCGCGAACGGATGCAGCAGATCAGCTTGGCCCCCGGGGTGATCGCCGCTGCCCGCGACACCTTCATCGCCACCCCGAAACTGAAGCTGCTTCTGGATGCCGACGGCGTTACTCACGTTGCCGAGGCGATCCGTGCCGCTTTTCCCGATGCGCCGCCTGACATCATCGTCATCGATCCGATCCGCAACCTGTTCGATGGCGGCCCGGATGGCGGCGGCGAGAACGATAACACCGCCATGATGTTCTTCCTCAAGGACCGGGTCGAGGTTCTGCGCGAAGCTGTCAATCCGGACGCAGGCGTCATCCTCGCGCACCACACCCGCAAGGCAGCCAAGCATCAGGTCAAGGACGATCCCTTCCTTGCCCTCTCCGGCGCCAGCGCGCTGCGCGGCTTCTACACCTCGGGTTTGCTCATGCACCGGCCCGACGAGGACAGCACCCAGCGCCGCCTCGAAATCGAGTTGCGCAATGGCCCCGCGCTGCCGGGCAAGCTGATCGACAAGGTGGCGGGTCGCTGGGTCGAGTTGAATCCTATGAATGAGCGGCTGGTGCGCAAGGAGGTCGGGGCCAAGTTCGACGCCGAGCGACTGCGCAAGCACGATGTCATTCTGGGCATGCTGCTGGATGAGGCGGCGGGCGAGCGGCTCTACACCGGCTTGCAGTTCGCCGAGAGCTTCGAAAATCGCGGTGGTCTGGGCAGCAAACACACCATTCGCGAGCGCCTGAGCGTGCTCGCCACCAAGGGCTTCGTGAAGTTCCTGCGGGATCCTTCGGTGTTCGGATACCCAGTCACCCGGTCGCGGTTTGGCTATCTCTGTGTCGAAGGCATGCAGTTCGGTTTGCCCATCGAGGAGGTCGATTCGACCACCGGCGAGGTCACCTCGGAGGTCCGCCCGGTCCTGCCGAGCCACTTCAAATGCCCCCAGTCCGGGCTCTGCCTTCAGGTCGAAAACCCTGCTGTCTGGGTCTACCCGGAGGGTGCCGAAGACGACCCACATCATATGAGTGAGGCCTAACTCATATGATGTGGGTATGTGTGATCTCAATAAAAACAATAGGTTACGATATGATATGTGTTAGGCACCCATATCATATCCGAAGACTTTATGAAGTCCTTTTATGTAATTATTTCAGTGACTTGCGCACCAATGAACAGTTAGGTGCTGAACCCCCATACTACGTATGGGATGGCCCCACCTCTGGGTGGGCCACTCATCCCATGCGTAAGGGCCTCGCACGCGGGCCCCCCGACGGGTCTCCCCAATGCCCGATCCGACGACGGTGGCCCGACCTGCCTAGGCACATGACCGCCGTCGTCTTCCACCTGGACCAGCCCCCCAAGACAGGAGAGCCATCATGGCTGCGACGACTCTGATCCCCAAATCCGACAGCGCAAGGTTTGAATTGCTGCCCGTCACCAGTTCAAGCCAGCGCGTTCTGCAGACTTACGCGGCCCCACAGGGGCCACGGTTCTGCTCCATCCTCGCCCTTGATCTGGGCACCACGACCGGATGGGCCTTGCGCGGTCATGACGGCCTGATCACCAGCGGCACGGCGAGCTTTCGCCCCGGCCGCTTTGACGGCGGCGGCATGCGCTATCTGCGCTTCACAAACTGGCTGGGCGAGTTGGACCGGCTGTCCGGGCCTATCGCCGCGATCTGGTTTGAGGAAGTCCGCCGCCATGTCGCGACCGACGCCGCCCATGGCTATGGCGGGCTGATGGCCACACTTACCGCATGGGCTGAACTGCGGGGCGTGCCTTACGAGGGCGTGCCGGTCGGCACGATCAAGCGCCACGCAACCGGCAAGGGCAATGCCGACAAGGAGGCGATGATCGACGCAGCCCGTGCCCGTGGCTTCAGCCCCGCCGACGACAACGAAGCCGATGCCATCGCGCTCTTGCTGTGGGCCATCGCAACCAATGGGGGTGTCGCATGAAGTGGCATCCCCACGGCTATGGCGGCCAGCGCCGTGATCCCGAACAGGTCAAGCGCGAGGGCTGGCACGAACAGGGCGTGCTGGCGGTGTCGGCAGACGATCAGCGGCTGACCTGGCCGGAACGCGAACTGGTCCGCCAGCTTGGCGACAAACTTTACGGGCGACGCCCGATGGGCAAGGAGGTCCGCCATGGCTGACAACATCTGGACGGCTGACTGCGTGGCCGATCATTTCGAGGAAGCGTTCCGCACGCTGCGTAAACTGCCACGCGTGAAGGCGCAGGGGTTCATCAACGCCTGGCCGCAGATCGTGCGAACGGAGAAGGAAATCCTCGCGATGGAGCCCGAGCCCATGCGGGTCTGGCCATCGACCGCCGCGATCACCCGGTTGGAGCAGACCTTCGACTGGGTGCTGTGGCTGGGCGAGGATGAGCGCCGCCTGATCTGGTGGCGGGCGGCACGTCGGCCCTGGAAGGAGATCACCCACGAATTGGGCGTCGATCGCACCACCGCTTGGCGGCAGCACAAGCTGGCGCTGACCAAGATCGCTGCCCGCCTCAATGCTGCAGGCGCATAAAGTGTTGCAACACTTTTCCTTTCGACAGATGCAACAAATCCGTGCTATCTGAAAGGCATGATGGGGAGAGTGCGTCGCAGAGACGTCTCTCCCCGTTTTCGTTCCGGATATGGGTGGTTTGCAGCGATGCAACCGGTGATCGGTTTTCCAAGAAAACCGTCTCCGCTCAAAATGTTACCCCTCGCAACCCATTGAAATTGAACGGGTCCCTTCTGTTCGTGGCCGTATTCGGGGGGGCGAGGCGCGAGGCTTTCCCAGTGACACCCCTGAAAATACCCGTTTCGTTTCGGTTCCCGGACCTGCGGTTCGCTTTCAGGCGAACCCCAAGAAAACAAGGGCCTGACGGCCTGACAAGCCACGCCTGAACCGAAACGGGGGTCAGACCCCATTTCGCTTTGGCCCCCAGACCCGTTTCGTTTTCGGGTATCCCCAAGGACATTCCCATGGACGTCGTCGACCTTCCGCTCGAGCAGATCATCCCCTATGCGCGCAACCCGCGCCGCAACGCGCAGGCCATCGCCACGGTCGCAGCCTCGATCCAGGAATTCGGCTGGCGTCAGCCCATCGTCGTGGACGAAGCGATGGTCGTGCTGGCCGGTCACACGCGGCTGGAGGCAGCGCGCAAGCTTGGCTTCAAGACCGCACCGGTGCATGTCGCCAAGGGGCTGACCGCGAACCAAGCGCGGGCCTTCCGCATCATGGACAACCGCTCCAGCGAGAACGCCGAGTGGGACAAGGACCTGCTGAACCTTGAGCTTGCAGACCTGCTGGAGGCGGATTTTGACCTTGGGCTGACAGGCTTTACCGACGAGGAACTAACCGCGCTGATGTCGAGCCTGGACGAAGGTACGGGCCCGCAGGATGGCGAAGACGATATTCCGGAAACCCCGGTGGACCCCATCAGCCGCCCGGGCGATCTTTGGATCCTTGGCAATCATCGGTTGCTTTGCGGCGACAGCACGGTGGCAACGGATGTCGAGCGCCTTTTCGGCACGGTAAAGCCACTGTTGATGGTGACAGATCCGCCCTACGGCGTAGAATACGACCCGAGCTGGCGCAACCAGGCGGGGGCGGCAAAGACCAAGCGCACCGGCAAGGTGCTGAACGATGATCGGGCGGATTGGCGCGAGGCCTGGGCCCTGTTCCCCGGCGATGTCGCCTATGTCTGGCACGGCGCCTTACATGCAGCGACGGTCGCCGAAAGCCTGGAGGTTGCAGGCTTCACCATCCGCTCCCAGATCATCTGGGCCAAGGACCGGCTGGTTCTGAGCAGAGGTGATTATCATTGGCAGCATGAACCGGCTTGGTATGCCGTGCGAAAATCCGGCAAGGGTCACTGGGCGGGGGATCGCAAGCAGACCACGCTCTGGCAGATTGCCAACAAGGATCAGGACGAAAAAACTGTGCACGGGACGCAGAAACCTGTCGAATGCATGCGGCGCCCGATCCTGAACAACTCAGGCCCCGGGCAGGCGGTCTATGAACCCTTCATGGGGTCAGGCACCACGCTGATCGCGGCCGAGACGACCGGGCGTGTTTGCTACGGGATCGAGTTGAACCCGGCCTACATCGATGTCGCCGTCCAGCGCTGGCAAAAGTTCACCGGCAAGGAGGCGGTGCTTGAGGGCAGCGGCGAGACTTTCGACACCCTTAGAATAATGCGCGTGAGCCCTGTCATTCAAAAACGGACATGACTTGGTTAGTCGTTTTTTTGCGCTTAGCGACGGCGGGGACCGTGGCATCCTCGGACGGCCAGCCAACGGGGATGATCATCACGGCTTTCTCATGGGCCGGTCGGCCACAGAGTTCGGGTAGGAACTTCATGGGGTTCGGGGTGTGCTCGAGGCAGACGAGGCCTGCGTGGTGAATGGCTGCGATCAGCATGCCTGTCGCGATACCGACGCTTTCGGGGACATAGTAATTCTTATAGCGCTCGTTGTCTTCGGTAAGGCCGTAGCGTTGAGCGAACACGACAATCAGCCAAGGGGCTGTTGTGAGGTGAGGCTTGGAAACTCCGGTGCCGATGGGTTCAAGGGCGGCCAGCCATTCATCTCCTGCGCCACCGGCATAAAACGCGCGTTCCTCCTCTTCGGCCGCGTCACGAATCTTGGCTTTCATGGCTGGGTTTGAGATTGCCACAAAATGCCAGGGCTGATGATTGGCCCCCGAGGGTGCGGAGGCGGCCGCTTCAATGCAGGCTGCGATAATCTGTTTTGGGATGGGGCGGTCAGAGTAATCTCGCACGGAGTGGCGTTTGCGCATGTAATCGCGAAACGCTTCCGCAGCTGCCAAGGCGTCTGTGTCCTCCATTTGGACGCGATGCGGTAGGGCGAGCGGTGAATAGACTACTTCACCTTTTTTATACATGCGCGGCTCCCTCTGAGCAGGTTCAAGCACAGGGTAGTTGAGCGTCAAGAAATGAGCCAGCGCAAAGCTGGCCCTTTACGGAGCATGCGGAAACGGACCCGCATGGCCGTCTTGCATGATTGCGTGTTCGCCTGTTGCATCAGACAGCTAGGGCGGATCCGTGATCTGAAAGGTTTACCGGAAAGCCACAGGGACTATCAGATGTCATCTGCCACCCAACCCATCGGCGTGATCGCGCGGCTTCTGGACCTCTCGGAACGGCGCATTCAGCAACTGAGCCGGGAGGGGGTCATTCCGAAGGCCGAACGTGGGCACTACGACCTGATCGGGTCTGTGCGCGGCTATGCGCGCTATCTGCGCGATCAAGCCCAGAAGGCCCAAGCCGGTGCACCGGACTATGCCGCCGAACGGGCGCGCTTTATTCGGGCGCGTGCTGATCTTGCGGAGATGGAAGCCGAAGAAAAGCGTCGTTCGCTGATCGCGGCAGATGAGATCGAGGCGGCCTGGATTGCGGTGCTTGCGCTTCTCAGAACCCGCCTGCTGGCGCTGCCGGACCGGCTGGCACCACAGGTATTTGACCAACCCACCGTCGGAGACACCCGGAATCTGATCCGCGCCGCTATTCGCGAGGTGCTCGATGATCTCGCGCAGCCAGACATTGACCTTGAAGCCGACATTGACCTCGCCGAGCGCGCTCACTCTGAAGGGGTCACCGATCCTGAAACGGACGGTGGCGAAGGCGCTGGCGGTTCTGAAGCCACCGCCGGACCTGACGATCAGCGATTGGGCGGATCAAAACCGGAGGTTGAGTTCTGAGGCCAGCGCTGAACCGGGGCAATGGCGCACGAGCCGCGCGGAATACCAGCGGGGGATCATGGACGCGATCTCGGATCCGGCGGCGGAAACCGTCGTGATCATGTCGAGCAGCCAAATCGGGAAATCGGAGTCGATCCTTAATATGGTCGGCTACCACATCGACCACGATCCGGCCCCGATCATGGTGGTGATGCCAACCGAGCGGGACGCCGAAACCTGGTCGAAGGACCGCTTCTCGCCGATGGCGCGCGACACGCCCTGCCTGCAGGGCAAGATCGCCGATCCGCGGTCGCGGGACGGCAACAACAAGATCCTGCACAAGCGGTTTCCGGGCGGACATTTGACCATTGTGGGCGCCAATGCGCCGTCGGGGCTGGCGAGCCGGCCGATCCGGCTCTTGCTCTGCGACGAGGTGGATCGTTATCCGTTCAGCGCAGGGGCCGAGGGTGACCCGGTCAATCTCGCGAAAAAGCGGACAGTGACGTTTTGGAACCGCAAGATCGTGCTGGTTTCGACGCCGACGAACAAGGGCGCAAGCCGGATCGAGACGGCATTCGAGGAAAGCGACCAGCGCCGGTTCTGGGTGCCTTGTCCAACATGTGGGGTGGAACAGCTTTTGACGTGGTCGCAGGTCCGCTGGGACAAGGCCGACGATGGCAGCCACCGACCCGAAACGGCCCGCTACCATTGCGCAGACTGCGACGCACCTTGGAAGGATGAGACCCGCTGGGCGACGATCCGCAAGGGCCGCTGGATCGCGGATGCGCCGTTCAACGGCACCGCAGGCTTCCATCTGAACGAGATCTATTCGCCTTGGGTGCGACTGGAGGCGATGGCCAAGGCGTTCCTGTCGGCGCGCGCCGGTGGGGACGAGACGATGAAGACCTTCATCAACACCTCGCTGGGCGAGACCTGGATGGAAAGCGGCGAGGCCCCGGATTGGCAGCGGCTGCAAGGTTTGAAGGAAGATTGGCGCGCGGGCACGGTGCCGGCGGGTGGGCTCTTCCTGACCGCAGGGGCCGATGTGCAAAAGGACCGGATCGAGGTTGATGTCTGGGCCTGGGGCAACGGCCTGCAGAGCTGGCTCATCGATCACATCGTGATTGACGGCGGCCCGGGCAATCCAGCCTGCTGGCAGCGGCTCTCTGACCTGCTGGGTCGGACTTGGGCTCACGCCAGCGGCACGCCAATGACCATTGCGCGGCTGGCCATCGACACAGGCTATGAGACGGCGGCGGTCTACGCCTGGGCGCGGCAGGTTGGTTTTGGGCAGGTGGCGCCGATCAAGGGACTTGAGGGGTTCAATCGCGCAAGCCCGGTCACCGGCCCGACCTTTGTCGATGCGACCATCGGCGGCAAGCGTCTGCGTCGCGGTGCGCGGCTTTGGACAGTTGCCACCTCGACCTTCAAGGCCGAGACCTATCGCTTCCTGCGGCTTGACCCGCCGGAGGTCAGCAACCCGGTGGATGGAGAGCGGTTTCCTCCCGGCTTTCTTCATCTGCCGGGCTGGGTCGATGCCGAGTGGTTAAAGCAGCTGACGGCCGAGCAACTGGTGACGGTCAAGAACAAGCGCGGCTTTGCCAAGCTTGAATGGCAAAAACTGCGGGAACGCAACGAGGCGCTGGACTGCCGTGTCTACGCCCGTGCAGCGGCCTGGATCCTCGGGGCGGACCGCTGGTCTGAGGCCCGATGGGAAGAATTGGCGGCACAGTTTGCGGTCGCTGATGCCAGGGGCGGCGCTGCAGCCCAAGCGCCGCAACCGACCCGCAAGGCACAGGTCCGGCGCGTCGCGCGATCAACATATATGGGGTAAGCTGGCAGCTTTAGTGCAGGCAGCATTTCTTGAACTTCTTGCCGCTGCCGCAGGGACATGGGTCATTGCGCCCCGCAGGTGGGGCTTCATGCATGAAGGTCTCCGCCCAAGGCATGGCACGGGTCGTGCTGAGTGCCCCTTTCTTCTTCTGTTTGGCGAGATAGGCGGAAGAATAACCATGCCATTTTGATAATTCTGCGATCGCATCTGTGATCAGGCCGAGCTGGTAGCGCGGGTTTAGCGGCTGCCCATCAGCTTCTGCGCTGGCGTTCAAATCCCGGAGTATATCCTCGAGAGCGCAGTAATCCTTTGGGATCAAATCAGCTTCAAATGTTGCTCGAATTTCTGGCGCCATATCGACAAGGGCCAAGTCAACAAGTCCGTCTAGCCAGCCAACAAGCACGTCTTCGTTGTCATCGGGGCAAAGCTGACGGAAGTTGCGGAAATACTCCTCAATTGTGCTGCGTTGTGAGGGGTGTATCTGTGCAATCAATATGAGTGCATCAAACATTGAGCTCCGCGCAAAGACATCGGCATCACCGTCTTGGATGAACGCAAATAGGGGTTGTAGATCACCATCAAATGTTGCGGCGATGACCCGAAAGCTTGTCTCTGCCACGGCATCGCCCAACAGCTGATCCAGCGTGTCGGGTGGCTGCCGCATCAATTGTAGCAAGGGGCGGTAGGCGCGCGTCTCGCGAAATTCGCCGAGCAGGTGGAAAACCGGTATCAGCGCGGTGATATCCCCTTCCACCATCTCTGACAGGTCTTGCGCGCCAAGCCGCTCCACAAGCTGAAGGAAAATCGGAATGATCGCCACGCGGTCTTCGCGGGCGGCATCCATGGCGGCCTTTGGGAAAACGTCATGACGCTCAAGTTCCCGCATGATCTCGTCTGGGGTCATGGTATCGCTCCGCAAATCAGTCTTTGTCTTTGAAAGACCGATTTTTCTCCGAAGGTCAACATACATGCCGACACTCACGGAGCTTCAAACCCGGCGAAGCGCACTGGCAGCGCAGCGGTCCTCGGGCGTCGCCCGGGTCAGCTACGATGGAAAAACCGTCGACTATCGCAGCATCGCCGAAATCGACCGCGCCATAGAAGCGCTGGATCGAGAAATCGCCAGCGCCGAAGGCCGCCGCATGGTTCGGCAGGTCCGCGTAATAACAGCCAAAGGCCTCTGATCTCCATGGCATTCTTTGATCTGTTCCGCCGTCCCAAGCAGGGCGGCCCTGAGGCCGTGCGCGCACGGCTCGAGGGGGCGATGGCCAAGCGCCGCTTGCGCGGCTGGAACCCGCCCTTGGAAAATATCAACGCGCTGGTCGCCTCCGGCGGCCCGCGGCTCTTGGCGCGCTCGCGGGAACTGGTTGTGACCAACGGCTATGCCGCGAACGCCTGCGAGGCCTTTGCGTCGAACCTCGTGGGCGACGGGATCAAGCCTTCGTCGCTGATCGAGGATCCGGCCCTGCGCGACCGGGTGCAGCGGCTCTGGCTTGCCTGGACGGACGAGGCCGATGCCGACGGGCTGACCGATTTCTACGGGTTGCAAGCCATGGTCGCGCGCGAGATGTTTGTGGCGGGCGAGTGCTTTGTGCGGCTGCGTCCGCGCCGGGCAGAGGATGGGCTGCTGGTGCCAATCCAGTTGCAATTGCTGCAATCGGAGATGCTGCCCTTCGAGAAGACCGAGGCGGCGGCCGATGGCAATCGCATCCGCTGCGGCATTGAGTTCGATGCCATCGGCCGCCGCGTCGCCTACCATTTCCGCCGCCGCCATCCCGGCGACAGCACCGATCAGGGCAAGGTCACGCCAGAAACCGTGCGTGTTTCGGCGGAGGACGTTCTGCATATCTACCGACCGATTGATGCGGGCCAGATCCGGGGCCTGCCGCATGTGGCGCCCGCCATGGTGCGGCTGTTCCTGCTCGATCAATATGACGACGCCGAGCTTGACCGGAAGAAGACCGCCGCGATGTTTGCAGGCTTCATCACCAAGACCGCGCCGGAAGACCCGATGATGGGCGAGGGGGCGGGCGATCTCGATGGTACGGCCATCGCGAGCCTGGAGCCCGGCACCATGCAGGTGCTGCTGCCAGGCGAGGATGTGAAATTCTCCAGCCCTGCCGATGTGGGTGGCGGCTATGAGGCGTTTCAATACCGCACTCTGCTGTCGGTTTCGGCCTCGCTGGGGCTGCCCTATCATCTGGTGACCGGTGATGTGCGACAGGCCAATTACTCGTCCTTGCGTGCCGAACTGGTGGAGTTTCGCCGCCGTGTCGAGCAGTTGCAGCACGGGGTGATCGCGCATCAGCTCTGCCGTCCGGTCTGGGCGCGCTGGCTGGAGACGGCGGTGCTGTCGGGGGCGTTGAAGCTGACGGACTTCGCCCGCTCGCCTTCGCGCTATCGCCCGGTGAACTGGATCCCGCCGCGCTGGGACTGGGTCGATCCCTTGAAGGACATTCAGGCGCAGGTGCTGGCGATGGAGGCCGGGATCATCTCGCGGCGCAAGGTGGTCGAGGCCACCGGTTACGATGTCGAGGAAATCGACCGCGAGAATGCGGCGGATGCCAAGCGTGCCGGGGACATGGGTCTCACCTATCGCTCCAGCCCCGGCGAGGCGCAGGGGGCGCGGGCCACACCGCAGAGCTTGCCGGACACTGGCGCGGCTGGACCCGGTCCTGCCGACACGGGCGGCACTGATCCACAACAGGAGGCGTAAGCCCATGAGAAACTGGTACACGATCCACGCCCGAAGCACCGGCGCGGAGGTGGTGATCTATGACGAAATCGGCGCCTATGGCGTCTCGGCCAAGGGGTTTCTGGCGGAACTGGCCGCACTTCCGGAGGCCACACCGCTGGCCCTGCGGCTGAACAGCCCGGGCGGTTCGGTCTTCGATGCGGTCGCGATCTACAACGCGCTTCTGCGCCATTCCGGCACGGTGACGGTCTGGATTGACGGCATCGCTGCCTCGGCCGCCTCCTATATCGCGATGGCGGGCGATGAGATCGTCATGCCAGAAAACGCCTTCCTGATGATCCATGATCCGGCCGGGGTGGTGATGGGCACCGCCATCGACATGCGCGCGATGGCAGAGGCGCTGGACAAGGTGAAGGGCAGCCTCTTGCAGGGCTATGCTGCGAAATCCGGCCGGTCCCAGGAAGAAATCGCCCCCTTGATGGCGGCGGAAACCTGGTTCGATGCCAAGGATGCCCTAGATCTTGGGCTGATCGACCGCATCGCAGAACCGGTCCGCATCGCTGCCCGGTTCGATGTCGGGCGGTTCCGCAACGCGCCGCCTGTGCTGGTGAAAGGTGCGGGCGATGCGGCTGAGGATGACCCTTCGGGCACTGCGGAAGCAGATGTTGACCCTGCGCCAGCAGAGTCCGCGTCCGACGCCGATGCGGACGGTGTCGCGGGGAACGACGTATCTGTACATGTGGATCCGCCCGCTGCCGAGCCCGATCCGCCCCCTGATCCCGGTACGCCGCCGGTGGCCCCAGATGCCGCCAGCGCCGTCGCCATTGTCGATGCTGCCAACATCCGTGCCGAGGCCATCGCCCACGCCCGCGCGGTGATCGATCTTTGCCGCCTCGCCGGGCAACCGCAAATGGCAGGCCGGTTCCTGGAAACAGATACGGGTCTCGACGAGGTCCGCAATCGTCTCCTCGCCGCCAAGGCGGAGGCAACCCCCGACATCACCGCTGCGCATGCCCAACCCGGGCGTGCAGCTGCCACCAATCCCTGGGGCGAGGTCATCGCCCGCACCTTCAAGACGAAAGGATAAGCGTCCATGACCACGCTCATTGAAGGCAAACACCCGGGCGGCTTCCTCGTTTGGGAAGTGCTGCGCGATTACACCCGCGAAACTGTCACCCTCGCTTCCGGCGCGGGAAAACTCGTCCCGGGCACCGTGCTGGGCAAGATCACCACAGGTGGCAAATACACAGGCCTCGCGCCTGCCGCCACGAACGGCAGCCAGAACCCTGCCGGCATTCTTTGGGGGCCGGCCGATGCAACCAGCGCCGATGCGCCGGGCGTCGTGGTTTTGCGCGGCCCCGCCATCGCCAACCGGACCGAACTCGTTTGGCCCGAGGGCGCGGCCGAGGCCCAGATCTCGGCCGCAACCACCGCCCTGGCTGCGCTCGGCATCCTGCTGCGCTGACCCTTCCACTGAAAGGACACCCCCATGGCAAACATGGATATCTTCGAGGGCGATGCCTTCAGCATCATCGAACTCACCCGCGCGCTGGAAAACATCCCCTTCAAGCCCGCGATCCTGTCCGGCGCGGGCCTGTTCGGGTCGCGCGGCGTGCGCGCACGCACCGTGATGATCGAGAGCCGTGACGGTACGCTGTCGCTGATCCCGTTCTCAGAGCGGGGCTCGGCCTATGAACAGCAGGTACTGGAACGTCGCGAGATGCGCGCGTTTGTCTGCCGCCAGTTCAAGAAGCAGGACGTGCTCTGGGCTTCAGAAATCCAGGCGATCCGTGACTTCGGCTCGGAAACCGCCACCCAGCAGGTGCAGACCGAGGTTGCGCGCAAGATGGGCCGCCTGCGCAATGATGCCGAGGCGACTTTCGAGTTCCACCTCTTCAACGGCATTCAGGGCGTGGTCAAAGACCCCAAAGATGGCGCCACGGTGGTCAACTACTATACGGAATTCGGCATCACGCCGACGGCGGAGGTAGACTTCGATCTCGACAACGCGACCCCTGCATCCGGGGCGCTGCGCAAGCGCTGTCAGTCGATGATCGAAAGCGTCGAAGATAGCCTTGGCGGTCTTGCGGCGGGACAGATCCAGCTGCGCGCCGAATGTGGCTCGGCCTTCTTTGCCGATCTGGTGGCCCATAAGGAGGTGCGTGAGACTTACCTCAATACGGCTGCGGCCGCAGATTTGCGCGGCCGCGTTGGTGAAGAGGTCAGCTTCGGCGGCATCAGTTTCCGCCGCTACCGGGGTGGCTTGGGCTTCGGCGTGCCGACGGACAAGGCCTACTTCTACCCCGAAGGCGTGGAGGGTCTGTTCGAGATCTACTACGCCCCCGCCGACACCTTCGAGACGGTCAACACGCTGGGCCTGCCGCTTTATGCCCGCATGATCCCGGACCGCGACCGTGACGAATGGGTCCGCCTTGAGATTGAAAGCAATCCGCTGCCGATCTGCACCCGCCCGCAGGTTCTGCGCTCGGCACGGCGGACCTGATGAGTGCCTTTGCAGAAGCGCTAGGGCTTCTTTTTGCCGACCCGAACATCTCAGTCGAGTTCTGGCACCGGGATGGTGGGGGGCAGTTTACCCGCGCGCGCGGCATCCTGCGCCGTCCCGACGAGATCACCGAGTTCCGGTCGGCCCGGTTGCTTTCTGACACCACTCGGATTGACGTTCGGGTGGTGGATATTCCTGAACCCCGCCCGCAGGAACAGATCCTGATCGGGGACGAGACATTCCTGATCCAGGGCGAGGCGCGCCGTGACCGCGAACGGCTGATCTGGACCATCGACCTCAGCCCCGTGTGACCCAAGATGAAACTGAAGCTCGCCATCGAATCCGATCTTGTCGCGATGATGCAAGCCGAGATCCATGCTGGCGAGCGGGCTGTGACTTCGGCAATCCGTGACGCTGGTTCTGGCCTGAAGACCGCCTGGCGCGGGCAGATCATCGGTGCGGGGCTCGGAACACGTCTCGCAGGCTCCATCCGGTCTGAGCAATATCCCAAGGGCAAAGCCAGCCTGAACGCAGTAGCGCTAGTCTGGTCGAAGGCCCCCGCGATTATCGGCGCTCACGACACCGGCCCGTTGATTAGGTCGAAGAATGGCTTTTGGTTGGCAATCCCCACGCCAGCGGCAGGCAAATCCACACGAGGCGGTCGGATCACCCCCGGCGAGTGGGAACGCCGTACTGGCCTGCGCCTTCGGTTCATCTATCGCCGAAGGGGACCCAGCTTGCTGGTGGCCGAGGGACGGCTGAACACCAAGGGTCGGGCAGTGGCGTCACGGTCGAAAACCGGCCGCGGCCTCGTCAGCGCGACGATCTTCTTGCTGGTGCCGCAAGTGAAGCTGTCAAAGCGGCTGGATTTGGCGCGGGATGCGGAGCGGGCGGTTGACGGTGTGCCGGGGCTGATCGTGGCGAACTGGGTGGAGGCGATGGAAAGATGACCCCCCTGGATTGGCTGCCAAGCCTACGAGGATTTCGCACATCGAACGATGGCTGACTTTTAGCTGCGCCCTCTGTACTGTCCAACCATGACCGCTGATCACAACCAAATCTCGACGGAGTCCACTCTGCTCTTTTCCGAGGAGGAGTGGGAAGCTGCTATGCCGGTGATTACTCAAGCGATGACTGATTATCTGAAGCAGTTTCGTACACCGATTTTCATTGATCATGGAGACTATGCAGAGCCTTGGGGAACAGGTTCTTTCGTGGAGCTTGATGGCCAAAAGTTCATCTTGACGAATGAACATGTCGTTCGTCCAAGAGTGAATAGCCAGCTTGGGTTTCGCTTTGAGCAACAACCTCAGCTGTTAAAATTACTTGGAGATCATGTTGAACATACTTGGCCATGGGACTTGTCGCTTGTGCCGATAGTGCAAGAAGTGTGGTCCACATTCAATCATCATGGCTCTGCCCCCATTCAAGTTGACCAAATTGCCCTAGCTCATGATCCGTTTCCTACCGAAGTTTTCGCGTTCTCTGGGTATGCTGGCGAGTCCAGCACATTCCTATTTGGAGAAATGCAGTTCGGTGCGACAACTAGCTTGGCTTTAGAACTTAGTCTTATACCTAGTGATGAAATCGACCCCCGGTTTCATTTTGGACTTGCGTACCGTCCGGATCTCGCAACTGCAGTTGTTGGTGGAAAGGGATTACCCAAACCGCCGGGTCTCAGTGGATCGACAGTCTGGAACACCAGGTTCGTTGAAGCAAAGTACCTTGGGATTGATTGGACGCCGTCCTTGGCAAAAGTTGCGGGAGTGGTTTGGGGTTGGCCATCTGGCCAAGGTGCAATCGTGGCGACCAAAGCCGAGCATGTTCGCAGCTTTCTATTGGGTGCAAAAGAGAGACTATTGCCGTCTAGCTAGCTCGACAAATCTCGCGCTGAAGACTGCGCTAGATTGAACCACATGCTTTGAAAATTGGAGCGGCAGGTGGTTGTCTCCCAGCATTTCCTGTTCCTCAGTTAGTCGAGCCATCATGCCCACCCCCCGCGAAACCATCCTCACAGAGCTGCATGCGCGGCTTTCGGCCTTGCCCGCAACCGCCCTGCGCGGTGAGGTGCTGCCCGAACGCGTGCCCGCTGCGGGGCTTCTGATCCTGCGCGACGGCGAACCGGGGGAGCCCGAGATGACGCTATCGCCGCTGCGCTACCACTTCCAGCACCGCGCCGAGATCGAAACGGTCGTGCAGAGCGCAGCGCGTGATGCCGCCTTTGATGCTCTCTGCGCCAGCGTGGGTGCGACGATCGCCGCAGACCGGACGCTGGGTGGCCTCTGTGACTGGGTCGAGGCGGAAGCGCCGCGCCCGGTTGACTTGCCGGTCGATGGTGCTGCGGCTTTCAAGGCCGCAGTCATAACGATCATCCTGCATTACAGCACGGGCGATCCATTGCAGGGTTAGCGCTTCATTTCGGGACCATGACCCCGAGCGTCCAAGCCCCCCTGCATTACCTTCTGCTGTTGGGATTGCGCCCAAGAAGCATCAGCAGCAGGCAGGCAAGGATCGGCGAGAACAAAAGACTAAGCAGAACCCAGCCAAAAGCGCTTCTTCCTCGCGCCGCAGCCATGTTTGCCGGCAGGAGGATGTAGAGCCAGAAAGCAAAGAAGATTCCGGCAATGATAAAAACGGCTGCTAAGGCTTCGTCGGACATTGCCGCACCTCCAAAGGATCACACAGTCTACAGGGCTTGGGGCTTCTTATCGCCGGCGGCACGATAAGGCAAAGTTAGGGCTGCGCGGCGGATATATAGGTGGCGGCTTTAGCTCAGCGCAGAGTTACCGCTGACCCAATTGGGTGCAGGTCCATCCTCGCCTCAGCAGGTGCCGTAATATCCCTTGGAATAGCGGCAATACTCGGTGGCCGTTCCGGTCATGATCATGGCGGCGGTGATATCGCGGCCATCGGGCAAAAAGCACTGGCCGACAAGGCGTTGGTACCGGTCGATGTCAACGACGACGCAGCTCAGGGTTTGACCCGAAATCAGCGCCTTCAAGGCCGCGGTGGCGGCAGAACCGCCCGCCTTGTTGCGTTCGGGCGCATCCAGGCCCCAGACGCGAATGCTTTGCGACTGACCGGATAGCTTGAACGTATCACCGTCAACCACCCGCGCCACGCGGGCCTCTATGGTGCCCAAGTCTTCGGCAGCTGCACGCTGCGTTGCGGCTGAGAAGAACACCGAGGCGAGGATGAAGGCACAGATTGGCAGGATCCGGGTAAATCGCGGTGGGCGGGGGTTTTGGGGTTTGAGCATCATGGGGTCATGATCTCAGGCCGCAGTTCGTAGCTGCAAAACCTCTTTAGATAAGGCGATCACTCTTTAGGTGGCGCGAGATATACAGGAGTAAGAAATGGCACGAGCCCATGGGGCGCGGGCGCAAATGGCGCTTGCCTTCGAAACCGTCTATGGCACCGCCCCGACCACCGGGTTTAGGACAGTGCCCTTTGCCAGCACGACGCTGGGGTCAGAGCAACCCTTGATCGCCTCGGAACTGCTGGGCCAGGGGCGCGACCCGCTGGCCCCGATCAAGGACGCAGTCACCGCCGACGGCGATGTCGTGGTGCCGATCGATGTCGAAAATCTTGGATTGTGGCTGAAGGCGACCTTCGGGGCCCCCACCAGTTCTGGCACTACGCCGAAAACCCACACCTTCCAGTCCGGCAACTGGACGCTGCCGAGCATGGCGATCGAAACCGCAATGCCCGAAGTGCCGCGCTATGCGATGTATACCGGATGCGTTTGCGATCAGCTGAGTTGGCAGATGGGGCGCTCGGGGCTCCTGACCGCTACGGCACGACTGGTGGCTCAAGGTGAAACCTTGGCCGTGGCCACTGCGGCGGGCACGACCACAGCGCTGGCGCTGCAAAGGTTCGGGCACTTCAACGGGTCGATCACCCGCAACGGTGCTGCCCTTGGCAATATCATCTCTGCTGAAGTGACCTATTCCAACGGGCTAGACCGCATTGAGACCATCCGGAGCGATGGGCGGATCGAGGGCGCAGACCCCGGCATGGCGGCGCTGACCGGTCGGATGGAGGTGCGCTTTGCTGACACCACCTTGATCACCCAGGCCTTGGATGGGACCCCTTGCGAGTTAGTCTTCGCCTGGAGCCTCGGGGCCAGCGCCAGCTTTACCTTTACGGCACACGCCGTTTATCTGCCGCGCCCTCGGATCGAGATACCCGGGCCGCAAGGCATTCAGGCCACGTTTGATTGGCAGGCGGCCAAGGCT